GCACCACGAGGGCGTTAGGTACAAACCGTATCAATGCCCTGCTAGGCTGTGGACAATAGGCGTTGGGAGTGTGCTGTATCCAGAACAAGCTAAGATACCGTCAAGCATAGAGGGTATGGATAGGCGCAAGGCATGGCCACTAAAGCTTGAAGATAACCGTAGATGGAGTGAAGAAGAAGTTGACAAATTATTGGCTAAGGATGTCACCAGATTTGAACGAGGGCTTGCCCGTTATTTACCTATACGACTTTCACAGAATGAATACGATGCTATTCTTAGCTTCTGCTTTAATCTTGGTCTTGGTACATTTCAGCGGTCAACCCTCCGTCAAGCGCTTCTACGCGGCGATAAAGCGAGTGCTATTCAAAGCTTGCTCAAGTATAATAAAGCCGGTGGGAAAGTCTTAAAAGGATTAGACAACCGCCGCAAAGACGAAGCAGCACTGTTTAGGAAAGAATAAATAGATGTTTCCATTTGCCTGCTTTTAAGGCATAATTATTAAAAATTGGACTGCTGTATCAGTAGTCATGTAACCAAGAGGATTTTACATGGCTTATGCAATGACTTTTGCGAGTCTCCAAGTTGACTTGCGTAGATACTTAGAGCGTGGATTCACGCTAGCAGACGATCCGTACGTTTACGAGCAGCTGCCTCGTCTTATCAATATGGCTGAACGCCGTATTGCCCGTGATTTAAAAATCCAAGGTTTTATCGTTGCAGTAACAACACCGCTATCAGTGGGCGTCAGTACGTACGCAAAGCCTAACCGCTGGCGTGAGACCATCAGCATGACAACCAAAGATGGCAACACAGTGACGCCTGTTTATACTCGATCTTATGAATACTGCCGTAGTTACTGGCCAGACGACACGCAGACAGGCCAACCTCAATTCTACGCAGACTACGACTACACCCACTGGCTGTTGGTACCAACACCCAACGCCGCGTACGACCTAGAGGTCTTGTACTACGAGTTGCCAGTGTTGCTAGACGACAGCACTCAAACCAACTGGCTAACCGACTACGCACCCAACTTGCTTCTATACGGTGCACTGTTAGAGGCCACACCGTTCCTTAAGAACGACGAGCGTATTGCCACATGGCAGCAGTACTATCAGTCCGCAGCTAACGCGTTGAACACCGAAGACCTTAAGAAAATATTGGACCGTGACTCTGTTAGGACGGAGGCGTAATGTCATACACCAACGTCTTCACTGGCTCAACCATCTACCCTACCGAGGTAGCACTTACCAAGTTGGCCATGACAGCCAACGTCGTGCTGTACTGGCCAGTTGAGGCACCACTTGGTGTACCGTTAGCATCAGAGATTGTTGAGATAACAAGCACCACCTCTGCTAACTGGACCATTAAGGTGCCAGACGCCATGTTGGTGTCCGTTGGCCAAACCATTCTGTTCAACAACCGTACGGCTGTGGCCATCAGCGTTGTTGACTTCGACGGTATAAGTATCGTCTCTGTGCCAGCCGGTACGCAGTGGCAGATATACCTAGCAACTAACACAACCCAAGCTGGTGTTTGGCGTCAATACCAGTTCGGTGCAGCGACATCTACAGCAAACGCGGCAGCTTTGGCAGGACATGGTTTGGTTGCTGAAGGTTCTCAATTAGAGACTGCAGTGGTTGTGTTTGACTTTGCTATCAACAAAACATTGGTGCAAGACGACCATGCGGGTATGTTTAATTGCACTAGCAGTGGCGTTACAACTTTAACATTGCCCGATCCCGTAGCTATTGGCACTGCTTGGTATGTACAAGTTAGAAATAGTGGCGCTGGTACATTAACTGTGGACACCACAGGAACTGCACTTGTTGATGACTCTGCCACAAAAGTCTTTTCTCCAGGAGACTCTTGTTTACTTGCCCACAACGGAACAGACTACTATTCTGTAGGGTTTGGACAAGCTGCTGTGTTTGCGTTTGACTATGTTCAGATTAATGTTTCGGGAGGTACAGACTACACGCTTACAGGCAATGAACTCAATCGTATTGCTTATCAATTCACAGGCGTACTTTCTGCAGACATCACAGTTATTGTGCCTGCTACTGTTCAGCAATATTGGGTGTATGACAACACAACAGGTGGTTTTGATTTGAGTGTTGCTACAGCAGCGCAGGTGACACCTCTTGTTGTCACCAACACTACCCGCACGATTGTATACTGCGACGGATCAGACGTTGTACCAGCGGTTACAGCCTTTGTAATAGGTACGGTTAGTGGGGGCTCATTCTAATGGCTGCCTCAGTCGTTGTCCTAAAATCAGGCTCTGGCATTAAGCGAGATGGTACTGTATTTGAGGGTGACTTCTATGTAGATGGGTCATGGGTACGCTTTCAGCGTGGTTTGCCGAGAAAGATTTGGGGCTATCGCGCAATCTCTGTGCACACACCTGAAATCTCTAGAGGACTTAGCACCTTCGTGCAGCAACAGCTTGTCTACACGCACACGGGCTCTGCTAGTTACGTCAACAGATTTACAATAAATGGCTCACTGTCTCCATCTATTGTTAGTGATCGCACGCCAGTGGCTGTCAGTGCAACTGGAACTGTAACCCTAACTGGTGGTGGTGCAGGGTCTGTAAATAGCGTTACAGTCAATGGTGTAACAATCACCTCAGGCTCTGTTGCATTCTCTGTAGACTTAGCTACAACAGCAACCGCAGTGGCTGCAAACATAACAGCGCACACATCAAGTCCTAACTATACCGCTGTGGCAGTGGGTAGTGTGATAACTATTACAGCAAGCACAGGTGGATCGGCAACCAACGGTTTTGTTGTGGCAACAACGCTAACAACTATTACTGCAACTACCACTAACATGGTTGGTGGCTCAAATGCTCTTATTGCAGATGCCCTAAACTCATGGATATTTGATGTAATGTTTGACTCCGTTTCATTGGACAACTTGCTGATCGCTTCTGTTGCACCTAACCTTGATTGCCTGTGTAGCGATGCAGGTGGTCAGATATTTACAGGCAATATACTAACTACGACACCATTGGTCGAGGTTGCATTACCACCTAATGCGAATGTGTCTGGTGGCATTGTGGTGCTACATCCTTATTTATTCTATTACGGCACTGCAGGTATCGTTGGCTGGTCAGTTCCTGGTGATCCTAACGACTTAACTGGCTCTGGGTCAGGACAAGCTAGGGTTGCAGGACAAAAGATCGTTAAAGGGCTACCGCTGCGTGCGGGTGCCGGTTCCGCCCCTGCTGGACTATTCTGGGCTTATAACGCACTTATCCGTTCGACATTTACGGGCGGTGCTACCGTATTTCAGTTTGATACCATCTCAGCTGAGACTACTATATTAAGCCCAAACAGCGTAATTGAGTACGACGGTATTTACTATTGGTGCGGTGTTGATCGTTTCTTAATGTTCAACGGTGTGGTGCGAGAAGTTCCTAACACGATGAACTTGAACTACTTCTTTGATAATCTTAACCGTGAGCAAGCACAGAAGGTGTTTGCTACTAAGGTACCCCGTTTTGGAGAGATCTGGTGGTGCTTCCCATTTGGCAATAGCACTGAGTGCAATCACGCAATTATTTATAATATCCGTGAAAATACATGGTATGACACTCCACTGCCTAACCAAGGACGATCAGCAGCATCGTTTGCACAAGCGTTCGCAGCACCACTAATGACAGGCGTAGTCAACGATGGGATCGCTGGTTATCAGGTGTGGTTGCATGAACAAGGATTAGATGAAATTAATGGCACTGCCATAACACCTATCAATTCATACTTTGAAACATCTGACTTGTCATTGGCTGTGTTGAACAATCAAAATCGCAAGGTTAAGATTAGCTACATCGAGCCCGACTTTGTTCAGGAAGGTGACATGACGGTAGAAGTAAAAGGTCGTGCCAACGCTAGAGCACCAACAGTGACTAGTAACGTGGTAACATTTGTTGCTAATCCAGGTTCAGATCCTGCAGCGCAAATTGTACCGTTTAAAGAGCAACGACGTGAAATGCGTGTGAGATTTACAAGTAATACAGTCGGAGGCGACTATCAAATGGGTCAGGTGCTGATGCACATTGAACCAGGTGATGGTACGATAACAGGATGAGTTTTAACATTACGTTACCTGTTGGGATGGAGCTCATGGATTGGGCAGACCAAATTACGTTTGACTTAGACAACCAGACATCGTTGTCTAAATTAATGAATGAAAACGAGTGGCAAGATTGGGCAGTACAGTTTGTAACAGCAACAGGGTTGTCGGGATATAACGTTCCAACACCGTACGCATTTGATGATTGGCAACCATGGGCAGATAGTTTGTGTAAGGCACTAGAGGCATAATAGGGGTAATAAAATGGCAAACAAAGACAACTTAATTAAATTGGTCGCACAAAAGTTAGGACCACAACAACTTCAACAGATGGTTGATCAGGTTGAGCAGGAGCTTGGACAAGATCCTGATGTCACCCCTGAGGTGCTCGATCAGATGATCAACCTGTTTGGTCAGGTTGCTGAGAATCCAGAGACATACGCTAGTGTTATTCAAGAGGCAATCAACGCTGACGTTTTGGACCAAGGTGACTTTCCTGAACAGTTTGACCCTGTCTTTGTTGCCATATTCTTACTTGCCTTGCAAGAACTACAAGCGCGCAAGCAACAAGGTTTTGCGCGTGGTGGTCTGTCTAGCATGGCTCAAAAGGTACAGGCAGAGGGTCGTAACTCTGACACCGTGCTGGCTCACATCAGCCCGCACGAAGCGATGTTTCTTAAACGCTTAGGGGGTTCAGGCACTATCAATCCTCAAACAGGTTTGATGGAATTTGGGTTTTTCAAGAAACTTAAAAAAGCAGTTAAAAAAGTAGCCAAGGTTGCTGTTAAAGTAGCCAAGGCTGCGGCACCTATGATTGCTAATGCAATTGTACCTGGGTCTGGAATTTTAGTAGGTGCTGCATTAGGAGCAACTGGAGGCGGTGGTTTAAAAGGCGCTTTGATGGGAGGACTTGGGGGTGCAATTGGTCCTAACGGAATGTTCCAAGGTTTACCAGGCACCATTGGCGAGTATGCTAATAGTGCTATTGGCAATTTTGGAGGACTAAGCAACCAAGTATTAGGCTCAGGTATACTAGGTGGCGCCACTAGCGCACTTATGGGTAAAGACCTACTTACTGGTGCCTTGTTAGGCGGTGCAGTAGCTAATTATGCCCCTGGATTAGTAGATAAATATGGAGATGCCCTCCCAACAGGTATGGCTCAAAACATCGCGTCTGGTGCTCAAATGGGTGCTAACACAGGTGGTGGATTAAAAGGAACTCTGTCTGGCGGTGCTGCAGGTGCCTTAACTAATTTAGCTATGTCTGGTTTAGAAGGCATGGGTGTTGTACCACCAAGCACAACCGCTACACCAGCAGAAGTAAACCCAGAAAATACTATGTGGGACTCTGCTACAGGCACATTTACTGCAGCCCCTGATGTTGCGTATGGCCCAAATGGTGAATATTTTGGTCAGCCTTTAGATATAGCATCTAATACAGGAGGCTACGCGCCAACTATAACAGATGCAAGTCTTCTTATTGGGCCACCTGCAGCAGCAGCAGCGACCACAGCACCTGGCGCTTTATCCCAAGTAGCTCAAGCAGCGGCACCATCAACCGGCTTCGGCTTTGGTGATATTGCTAAAATCGGATTGATTGGAAGTTTAATTTCAGGAAAAACACCGCAACAAGCTAACGATGCAATTATGCAAGATCCAGCGCTTACTGCACAACAAAAAGAAAATATGTTGCGGTCACTAACTAATTATAAGTTTAGTCCTGGCATGACCACATTCCCACAACAAGGCTCAACAGAATGGGATAGATTGATGGCGCAAATAAATCAAGGTATTGAGCAAACATACTCAAAACCAACATTAACAGAAGAGCCAGCGATGGCACGTGGTGGTCGCAACGCTCGTCGTCAACCACAGGGTGCACTAAGTCAAATGTCTCGCATGGTACAAGGTGCTGGCGATGGTCGATCAGATAGCATAGACGCAAGATTGTCTGACGGTGAGTATGTTATTGATGCAGAGACTGTGGCATTATTAGGTAACGGCTCAACCAAAGCGGGCGCTATGATGTTAGATCAAATGAGACAAGGCATTAGACAACAAAAGGGTAAGGCATTAGCTAAGGGCAAGTTTAGCCCAGACGCTAAGTCCCCATTAGCTTACATGAAAGGTGGATTACGATAATGGCTTCTTTATTTGCAGGTCAACCATTACAGGCACCCAGTTATGCCGCAACAACCACGGATGTACCAAAGTGGCTACAAGACTATACAGTAGATCTTTTTTCACAACAGCGCGCAGTAGCTGGAACGCCTTATCAGCAATATCAATTACCGCGTATTGCTGACGTAACTGCGCCTACCACCGCTGCGCAAAACTTAATCACAAGCAGCTCTGGGGCTTATCAACCAGCTATGCAAAACGCTATCGCTGGCACCCAAGGTTTGACTGGTCAAGTTGCCGGCACAACCTCAGGCTTGACTATGTTACAACAAGCTGCCGGCATGAGTGGTGTAGGGGCAGCACAACCGTATCTTACTAATGCTGGGCAAACAGCGACTGCTAACATCGGGCAGTACATGAATCCGTACACACAAAATGTGACGGATCAAATTGCTAAGCTCGGTGCGCGTAACCTATCTGAAAATTTATTGCCAGCTGTTAGCGATCAGTTCATTCGTGCTGGCCAATTTGGCTCATCTGGTATGGGCACGTTTGGTGGCCGTGCATTGCGTGATACACAAGAGGCCATTCTTAATCAACAAAATCAAGCCTTACAATCAGGCTATACACAAGCGCTAGGCGCAAGTCAAGCGGACTTGGCTCGTCAAGCTACTCTAGGTCAAACAGCTGGTCAGTTAACACAGGCTGGTCAACAAAACTTAGGAACAATCGGCGCTCAAACCGCAGCGACTGCTCAGGCAGAGGCGGCAAGACAAGCGCAAGCGCAAGCGCAAGTCGGTGACTTAGCTAAGATGCAACAAGGTTTGACTACTGCTGATGCTGCTGC